CTTATTGCGAGAAGCTGATGCTATTAAATATATTGAGAGGTGACGATACTCTAGTTTAGTTGTTATTATCACTAAACTCGATTGAAATTTGCAAGTTTGCTACAGACTTGGAGTGTATGCATATTCTACAGATGGACCTTTAAAATCCATTTACAGAGGTTTGGTACCCTCTTTAAAAAGAATACCAATGAGGTCTTCCCGAGACCTGAATTCGGATTGGAACATCACACATTACAGTGGTTATAAGACAACATCCCTGCCCCAACTTGCAAAGGCGACAGGACTTGAAATATCTCCGTAACAGTAATGCGGATGGATACTTGGCTTATATAAATCTAACAATCAAAGTTGTGGTTGTTATTTTCTCTTATATCTCTATTTTTATGTTTTAAGATTTGTTTATATTTTATTATACTTATGAAAAGAAAAAGAAAAGAATGAGCTATTAGTACGCTCGCAGTTTATGTTTTACTGAATTTAGGGGCAAATTGAACCAATGAAGTTATGAATAGATAATTAGTTGCATGCCCGTGGTTATGTTATTAACATGACGCCCTACCCGTATCAATTACTATCAAGGTTTTTGTTAGGTAGAATCGTGATTAAGATATGTAACACGTTTCTTTGCTATAATAGACGAAACCCGGAATTATATTATTTTATATAAAACTATTATCTAATGATTAATGGATTGTTAGATTTTGACAAATCGGGAAGAGACCGATTGACTTGTAGGTTGAAATAGGAACCTAATAGCTGTCTTCCTGGCGATATAATATGGAGCAAACCTTGATACGACTAAAATAAATTAATATGGATACAACCAATATTTTTATTTCGTCATATGAAGCTGGAGTTCAAGGCCAGCAGCAATCTAATCCTACAGGATGGGAATGTGTCTATGGAGGAATTCATAGTGAATTTGATGTATGTTTTTCTTGTAATTTACATATACCAGAAGAACACAGAGTAAGTGTATCAACTTACCGTAGTAGTTTATCTACTTTAGAAAATAAAGAAGAAAGAATTGAGGAGATTGATACCTATGAAGAATCTCTTCCTCAGACAGAAAATGTTTCTGATTTATTGTCAGATATGCCTTTTGATTGGATTGAAGATAAGAGTTTTAGTGTTGAAGAAATTAATAAAGAAGAAATTCCTACACAACAAATGAATATGGAAAATAAAGATGATATATATATTATGACTAATGATGATCGAATGAGAAAAGTTGGTCAAATAGAAAAATTATCTTTTTATAAACATAAACAACCTAAAATTTTTATTGATACTGGCAAATTTTATATGTTAGAACTTGTTTTAATTGAAAGACAAGTTAAAAGATTTGTTGAATTATCAAAGAAGCATTTGGAAGATCAAGGTCAAACAGGCTGGGATTTTCTTGGTATAAATCATTTAGCTGACTCAATCAGTCAAGTTGGCATGGATGCCAATAGAATTACAGAAAATTTGGGTAATAAAGTTGATGAAGTAAGGATTGTTGCAGATCGTTTTAATATGATTATTTCAGATGCAGTGACTAATCTTTTACCCCATGTTGCAACAGCTACATCTAGTGTTGAAAAAATTAGTAATGTAGGTGTAAATGTTAACTTCAATTTTGATATGTTATTTAAGATGTTTGATGATCCTTTAACAGCAACTGTTTCTGGAGCTGTTTTATATTTATTTATTGAATTGATAGAACGTAAGTTCCAAGTTCCTAATTTATTTTATATAAAAGTACTATTGGGATCTTTTGTTGTTTTTAAAGCTGGATCAAGGATATTAAAATTATTAGTTGAATGGTTTAAACCACCAACTACAATAGCCCAAGCTAATTGGGAAGATTGGTTGATGGTTTCAGTTCAAGGTATATTATTTACTGTTTTTGGTGCCACTTTGGATACTACTTCAGTTGTTAAAACTGTTAAGTCTCTTGGTGAAGCTGCAAATAATGCTACTAAATTGTCTGAATTGTTTACTGTTATAGTGGATTGGTTTAAGAAATCAATAACATTAGTATGTAATACATTTGGTTTGGAAGTATTTGATTGGTTAAAACCACAAGATTTCAAAATAAGAAATTTTATGGATTCAGTTAACCAGTTATTACGGGAATATAATAATAACCCTATGGCTGTTGGATTAGAATTTTCTGAACGTGTAACCAGAACATTAATGGAATTAAATGATTATATGGCAACTATACAGATTTCTTCACGAAATCAACCTGTTTTAGTTGCTATAAGAGATTTGCAAACCAAAATGTTAACATTACAAAGAAATGTTGCTGAAGCTGGTTTAGCAATTGGAGAAAGGAATGAACCTTCTTTCTTAATTTTATCTGGAGCACCTGGTATTGGTAAAACATACCTATCAGATCAAATAGCACAAGATATTGTTATATCTATGGCTGAGAATGAATTTGAAATCATTGATGCTCAGAGAAATTGGAAAAATAAAGTTTATGTCTGGCCTACGGAAAATAAACATCATGATCAGTACAAAGGTGAATTGATTGTTTTATATCCTGATCTTTTCTGTTTAACTGATGTTGAAGGTCAACCCAGTGAAGCTACAGCAATTGTATATTTGGTTGGTGGACAACCTGTTCAATTGCCAGCTGCTGAATTATCGAAGAAACAAAGATTATTTTTTATATCTAAAGTTATGATAGCTTGCACCAATGTTTGTTATGTACATTCTGCGATGTTTAAAAGTATTAGAAATGTTGATGCAGTAAAACGTCGTTTGAATAGGTTTGGCTACTATATGTGGGTTGATCCCAAATATATAATGAGAGATGGTGCTGGAAATCCAATTGTTGATCCAAATACTAATAAAATTAAAGGTTATGAAAATGATCTTGAGATGTATGGTATGTTGGATAAGAATAGATTACCGGATTTACCTCCTGGCCAATTTCCTGAAGACCTTTGGCATTTTAGAAAACTTGATTTTACAACAGGTGCATTTGCTGAGAATCGTTCTTGTAAATATGCAACGTATATACGTCTGGTAAAACAACATATACGTGATATGGAAAGGGATGGTGAAAGAAAGAGAGCTAATTTAGTAGCTAGTGCTGCTGAAATAGCTAGAGTGCGTTTAGCTGAAATTAATGGTTTAGGACAAATGGCTAATTTAGAATTTGATGAAGAAGATTTTAGAGAAATTGAAGTTGAATTGCTTGAACATGAAACTGATTTTAAACGTGAAAAAGAACGTAGAGAGCGTCTTGTGCGAAAAGACGCTATTGATATTTTACGTTTGGAACAGATGGTTAAGGCAGCCCAGAAAGATTTATCTAAAGCTAAAAAGAAACTTGTTGATGATCGTAAAGTTCGTGAGGAACTTGATAAGATAGATAATGAGGGTTTCTTTTCTTCTGATGAAATGCCAGAGTTAGAGCCGGATATAATTGAA